CATACGCCTTTCTTGTTCTTCAGTTGTCTGCATAATTGCAAGAGATTGGTTGAGTTTATCTTCAAACTCAATAAATTGTCTTGTAGCTTCTGATAATGCTTTAACAAGAACTGTACCAACTGCAACTGCACCTATTTTGGCAACTGCACCAAACTTATTTAATTTACCTGATGAATCATCTGTTTGCTTACCCAAATTATTCATTTGGGCTTTAGCTTTATTAAAACCTTCTAATACGAGCCTGATAAGGATATTTGAACTACCCATTATCTCATCTTCCTTTTCTTAGCTTCTGCTTCTGCCATAGCTCGTTGTTTATCTCTCTCTTGTTGTTCTACATAATAAAATGTAGCCCATTGTGAATACTCTAATGATGACATTTTAGTTCGCAGTTCGCCAACTGTCATTCTTAAATCACGAGCTAATCTGAATTGAAAAACTAAATCAGGATTCGCTTTTGAAATCTTCGGCTAATGCCGATTCTATCTCGCTTCCTACTCCATTAATATTATTTAGTTCTGCAAATATCATATCAATAACTGTTGCGTCTTTGTTATACAACTCATCTATTGCTTCGTCAGTTAATTCAGGCTCAACTACACTTGCTTTTAATAAAGCCTTTTGGTAATCAAAAGCGTCAGTTTCCTTGCCATTAATTAATCTACCGAGTTCAATTTGCATTTTCTTTGATATGCCTTTGACTTTAATTGATACATTCCATTGTGGAATATCAATAGTCTTAGTTGGCACATCAGGTAATGACTTAATGTCATCTAAGTTTAAAATCTTAGCCATACGCCTAGCTTCTCCTTATCTTACTTAGTGTGTATCACGAGTGATTGCACCTGAAACTTGTAAATCTGCACTATAACCAACTGCGTCTCCTACAGGACTAGATACTGCATAAGAAGTTAAAATAGCTTCTCCTGTGTATTTAACTGCACCTGAGCCTGTACCTTCAGGACTATATTCAAATGATAAAGTAGCTGATTGTCCAACTACTGCACCAAATATAGCGTCAGCAGTAGAATCCCAAAGACCTGCTAATGAAATAGTAGCGTCTTTAAGACCTGCGATATAAGTTTTGTTATCTGCACCTAATGTAGTGGTTTCACTAACATCAGCAGTTTCAGGGAAGTCCACATTATTTACATAGCTAGATATATCAGTTAAAGTTCCACCTGAATTATCAAGTTTAAAAACTGAATCTTTACCGTGAACAAATGCCATAATATTTCTTCTCCTTAATTATTTCTTCCAAATCCAACTATAACATCAAAACTTGGAGTTGTTCCACTAACAGTATAAACAACCTTTAAGTATCTATTTACAGTTGTACCACTTGCAACTTCTTTAACTTCTGCACCTTCTGAAGTCAAAGCAGTAAATGTTACTAAATCAGCATAAGTTACATCATCTGCTGAGTGTGTAATCTTAGCAGTTAAACTTGGTGTAGTTCCTGATACTGATGTCGCTATTATAAAAGCACCACCACCATTGGCAGTAGAGCTTCCATTGTCTCTAGCAGTTCCGTTACCTGAAGCCGTTACTGTATCGTTTTCAAGTACGCTACCACTAAAGAAACCACTTGCTTGTAAGTCAAAGGTTACTGCAACAACATCTCCAACAGGACTTGATATTCCATAATTAGTTGTTACACCTTTGCCAAACATACATTTATCTGTTGCGTCCACACCGTCATAGCCAATGAGAGCAACCTTGTCGTTTGTTCCGACTAAACCTTGAATTATATTGTCAGCAGTTGAATCAAAGAAGCCACCAAATGAAACTGTTGCGTCCTTTTCTCCTGCAATATATGTTTTATTATCATTACCAAATGTTGTTGTTTCTCCAACATCAGCAGTTCTAGTTGGGTCAGCAGTATTCAAATAAGAACTCAAATCACTTGAGTCAATATAAACTTTTGTTTCTTTTCCGTGTATAAACGCCATTATTTATTCCTTCTGCCACCACTTCTTTTTCTTCTTGATGACCTATTGCCACCGTAACTGTGTTTCGGCATATTACTCCTTATATTACACTTATCTTTTTAATTTCCAAGCCAAAGAGATTTCTGCTGAAACCTTTTGAGTAATCTTGCGTCTCTTTTTTCTCGTATTCTTCTCGGCTAATAATAAGAATGGAACTAAGGGAGTTCCTCTCTCGTTGATTGATTCTACCACACCATAAGTATTCAAGTCTCGTTTAGTAGCCCATTCTTCTATTGGTCTTATTGGTGGATAATGTGGTCTAGTTCTCCAATTAGCATTACCCCAATTTTTCCTTCTCTTAGGTGGTGGTGGTTTATATCCACTAGGTAATCTTTTAAATCTTCCGTGTACAAACTCTGAGTGTGGTGCAGTAGCTTCAATCTGAATCTTCTTAGGTAATCTACCAACCATAGCGATTTGTTTATAGTCAATAGAGTTTGCTAATGCACCTGTATCTTTTGGTGCAACCTTCTTAGCTTCTTTTGTAATTACTTCTGCGTGTTCATTCATAAGATGACGCAAAGGAATTAAAGTAAAACCTGCATTAGTAAGTTTTCTTTTTATCTGAGTCATTCCTTCAAATTGGAAGTTTCTATTAGTTGCCATAAAGACATACTAACAAAAAAGCCACCTGTGTAGGTGGCTTCTTTGAGTTTAGTAGATATTAATTATACTTTTTGTCTGACTTCCAAGTATCTGCACAATGTTGTGAACAATGTAGTAATACACCTTCGTATTTTAAGTTTGTTCTAGCCATTAATCTTTTGTCATAGATTCCTGTTGCTTCCATAGTACAACTTGCTAAATCTGTAATTTTCCAACCTGCAAATTCCTTAGCTCTTTTTGTGCAGTTACAAGCACCGTAGAAATTAATGTCGATTTCTCCACAATCTTCGTAGTGTCTCTCTCCTGTTTCCCAATGTTTTACAACTTTAACATTTTTAAGGTTTTTTTCCTGTGTCATTTTGACTCCTTCTAATTTGTTTGTTTCATTCATACTTAATTACACCATAATCTACGATTATATGCAAGTATTTAACAAGAAATATATAAAAAAAAGCTCAATGTTTATAGGCTTTTAGAAAAAATTTAAAAAAATTATAGAATTACACCACTTAAAGTGGTCTTTTTGTGTCCTCTAAGTAGTGTTTGAACATCAGGGTCAATCTTTGCAAATAGCTCGTGAACTCCTGTATTAACATCTCCATAAGTATTGAATGGAGTGTCTTTTCTTTTGAAGTAACGAAGTGATTGAATAAGAGTTGCAGTAATTATATCTGAAGGAATACTTGTCCAACCCCATTTAGCAGTTACTTGAATATTATTTTTTATTGTTGGGTCAAATCTCTCTGAGCTTCTTGTATCAAGTATTGTAATTTTATTGTAAGGCTCGTAGTGAGTTGTGCCGTCTATGATTCTATTTATTCTAGGATTAGTTGGCTCAACAATGAAGTCAGTATTAATTGTTAAAGTTTTTTCATAAGTTCCGTCATCATTATCATCTAACTTCACTATAAGACCTGTTGTTGTAGAAATATCAGGTGTCTCTAAATATAAACTATTGTTTGGTGTAAAAGTTTTAGCATTAACTACGCTATCTTGATAGAATCTTCTACCACAAATTTTATCTATTAATCTACAAGCTGAGTCAATGGCATTATCAATATTGTCATCTTGTGCCGTTCCTGATAAGCCAATGTATGCCTTTAAATCAGCTTTATCAATATACTGACCTGCCATTTAAGACCTACTTTGCTTTATTTTCTTTTGGTTGTTTTGCTTTTTTTTCTACGAATTTAAGAGCTTTGTATTCTGATTCAGACATCTCCCAATCTTTTTTTGCTACGAGTTTGCCTTTACGCCAACCTTTAGGTAATCCACCTTCAGATTCAGCACAGAATCCTTCTTCATTAATCCATATATCTTTTTTTAGTTTCATAATATCCTTTTTGCTAGATGTCCCACTCTCATAAGACGAATGGGACATCAAAGCCATAATCTAATTTCTTAGAAGTTTGTTATTGAACAGAATGCAGTTGCTCTGTAGATTGGGAGACCCATTCTAACAGTTGCCTTCATAACAACAATATCTTTTGTGAAGTTAGCGTCGTGTGAATCAGACATAGCAACTTCCATACCTTGTCTTGCGACAATATGGATAGCTTGTCCACCACCGAATACACCAACTAATG